GGGAGATTTATTAAATTATGAATGATGTATATCTTGGTAATCCTCTATTAAAAAAAGCAAATACGCAAATTGAATTTACAGAAGAACAAATTATTGAGTTCTTAAAGTGTAAAGAAGACCCCGTTTATTTTGCTAGAAACTACATTAAGATTGTTTCTCTGGATCACGGTCTTGTGCCTTTTAAAATGTATCCTTTTCAGGAAAAGTTAATTCAAAACTTTCACGACAATCGTTTTAATATTTGTAAGATGCCCCGCCAGACGGGTAAAGCTTTATCATTAGATACTCCAATTCCAACTCCAAACGGTTGGACAACCATGGGAGATCTTAAAGTTGGTGATGATATTTTATCACCAAGTGGAGATTCTGTTTCAGTTGTAATGAAAACTGAAACGATGTACAATCACGATTGCTATAAAATATATTTTGATAATGGTGAAGAAATAATTGCAGATGCTGATCATTTATGGGTAGTTAATAGTTCATATTGGAGAACTGGAAAAAAAGTTATAACTTCTAAAGATATATTTGATCAATATCAATCAAAAGTAAAAAATAAAAGAGGAAAGGGATTTCAAGGTTCTTTATTCGTAGATAAATCAAAACCAATTAATTTTGTCAAAAATACATTAAATATTGATCCATATCTTCTTGGTGTTTGGTTAGGTGATGGATATTCTTCTGATGGAAGAGTAATTGCTCATAAAGATGATTATAATTTTTATAAGGAAAAGTTTGATATAGAGCATGGAAGAGAACAGAATAATTGCATTAGGTTTAAAATTAAAAATTTACATTCCAAGTTAAAAGAGTATAACTTACTTAAAAATAAACATATCCCATTAAAGTATCTTCGTTCTTCTTATGAAGATAGATTGGAACTGCTTCGTGGTTTAATGGATACTGATGGATCTGTTAGAAAAGACAGTAGATCATTTGAATTTTATCAAAAAAATTATGATATGGTATTACAGGTTGTTGAGTTACTTTCTTCTCTTGGTATAAAATCAAAGATAAGGCAAAAAGAAATTAAGGGCAATTATTATCATACAGTATCTTTTTCAACTAAAGAAAGAGTATTCAATCTTCCAAGAAAAATTAAAAATATAAACTCAACAAAGTTAATTAGAAAGCAAGAAAGTAGGCACTATATTCACAAAATAGAAAAAGTTGATAGTGTGCCAGTTGCATGTATACAAGTTGATAGTGAAGATCATTTATTTTTGTGCGGTAGGACTTTTATTCCCACACACAATTCTACAACTGTTGTTTCATATCTTTTACATTATGCAGTATTCAATGATAATGTAAATATTGCAATTCTTGCAAACAAAGCATCAACTGCTAGAGACCTTCTTGGAAGACTACAACTTGCTTATGAAAATCTACCCAAGTGGATGCAGCAAGGTATTGTATCCTGGAACAAAGGTAGTTTAGAATTAGAGAATGGGTCTAAGATTTCATCCAACTCTACCTCATCATCTGCAGTTCGAGGTGGATCATATAATGTGATTTTTTTGGACGAATTTGCGTTTATTCCAAATCATATTGCTGATGACTTCTTTGCGTCAGTATATCCAACTATTTCTTCTGGACAAAGCACAAAAGTTATTATAGTTTCAACACCACGCGGTATGAATCACTTCTACCGTATGTGGCACGATGCCGAAAGAAATAAAAATGAATATGTGCCTACTGATGTTCATTGGTCTGAAGTTCCTGGAAGAGATGATGCTTGGAAAGAACAAACAATTGCCAACACTTCCGAACAGCAGTTTAAGGTTGAGTTTGAGTGTGAATTTTTAGGATCTGTCAACACCCTCATTAATCCATCAAAACTTCGAAATCTTGTATATGAAGATCCTATAAAAAGAAATGCTGGATTGGACATATATGAAAATCCAAAAGAGGATCATAATTATCTAATCACAGTTGATGTAGCTCGTGGAATGGGAAATGACTATTCTGCATTTATAGTTTTTGATATTACAGAATTTCCATACAAGGTAGTAGCAAAGTATAGAAATAATGAAATTAAACCAATGCTATTCCCAAGTGTTATATATGAAGTCGCAAAAGGATACAATGATGCTTGGTTGTTAGTTGAAGTTAATGATATTGGAGATCAAGTAGCAAACATTTTACACTTTGACTTGGAATACGATAATGTTCTTATGTGTGCAATGAGAGGTCGTGCTGGTCAAATTGTTGGATCAGGATTTAGTGGTAAAAAATCACAGTTGGGTGTGAGAATGACTGCTGCCGTAAAGAAACTAGGATGCTCCAACTTAAAGACTTTATTAGAAGATGATAAACTGCTTACCGTAGATTATGATATCATTTCAGAATTAACCACATTCGCACAGAGACACAACTCCTTTGAGGCAGAAGAGGGTTGTAATGATGATTTGGCAATGTGCCTTGTAATCTTCTCTTGGCTGGTCGCACAGGACTATTTCAAAGAGATGACGGACAATGATGTTCGAAAAAGAATCTATGAAGAACAAAAGAATCAGATAGAACAAGATATGTCTCCATTTGGATTTATTCAAACTGGTCTAGAAGATATGGATAGTTTTGTAGATAATGATGGAGATAGGTGGCATTTAGATGAATATGGAGATAGATCTTACATGTGGGATTATCTTTAATGGATATTGATAATCAAATAGAATTAGAGCATATATTATTTTTTGATAGAAAGTGTAGATCTTGTGGGAAGATAAAAAATTTAATCGATGATTTCTATTTGAGTAGGAAAGATAGAAAAGTTTTTCCATCAGCATATTCTTATGAATGTAAAGAATGTACAAAAAAACGAATTATAGGTAGTAGAAAAAACAGAAAATTATTTACTAAGTGGGAATATCCTGACTGGTGATCTGTTCGTGTATCATTTCCCCGCTTAAAATAACCTTTTTAATAAATATTTCTAGAATAATTCTGAACTAGACGGAGAATTAAGATGCCGATAAATTTAGCATCTCCTGGAATTGTAGTAAGGGAAGTTGATTTAACAGTCGGTAGAATCGATCCGACTTCTGATGCTGTCGGCGCACTTGTAGCACCTTTTGCGAAAGGTCCTGTAGATGTGCCTATTTTAGTAGAAAATGAATCTGACTTACTTCAAAACTTTGGAGAGCCATATCCAACAGATAAGCATTATGAGCATTGGATGGTAGCATCATCATATCTTGCGTATGGTGGTTCATTACAAGTAGTAAGATCTGATGATTCAGATTTAAAAAATGGTTTTGCTGGCGCTGCGTCAAGCATTAAAATTAAAAGTTTAGATGATTATAATAATCTCGGATACGATGAAAATACAATTACCAATGTAACAGTAGCAGCAAGAAATCCAGGTTCTTGGTCTAATGGTGTTAAGGTTGCTCTAATTGACGCAAAGGTAGATCAAATTCTTGTAGGAGTTACAACGAGTGTTGATCTTCCAAATATTCAAGTTGGATATGGAGTAACTCAAGCAATTTCTTCAACTTTACCTGGAGCAGGAACAACCACAACTCTTGATGGATATTTAAAAGGTATTATCACTCAAATTAGTGGGACTAATGCTTATGTAAAAGTTATCTCTCACGTATCTGCTGCTGGTACAGAAACTGCAGTTGATTATCAACCAGCAGGAGTTTATGCTTTTGCTTCTTCTGGAACTGTTGCTATTCATACGTCCGGTCAATCAGTTGCTGCTGGATCAACTTCATATACATCTCAACAAGACTGGTTTGATCAGCAGACTATTTCACTTTCCAATAATACATCTATTACTTGGAATAACATTGCTGATAGACCATCAACTTCTCCTTTCGCAGCAGCAAGAAATTCGAGATTTGATGAAATCCACGTTGTTGTTATCGACGATAAGGGATTGGTAAGTGGAAATGCTGGAACGATTCTTGAAAAGCACTTGAGTCTTTCTAAAGCAAAAGACGCAGAATTTTCTGTTGGATCTCCTTCTTACTGGAGAAAGTATCTTGCTTCAAATTCACAGTATATTTTTGGTGGATCTGAACCAGCAGGAATTGTAACTACTGGATTTAGTTCAGGATTTACTCTTGCTACGGATAATGGTTGGGATCAGAATTCTGATTCTGTCTTCTTTGGCGCTACCGGTGCTAATACACTGACTCTCTCTGGAGGAACAAATTATAATGGTGGTTCTGATATCACCGTATCGGGATCATTAACTTCAACTATAGGAAATCTTTCCTCTGGTTATGATCTTTTTGCTAATAGTGAAGAATATGAAGTTGATTTCCTTCTAATGGGATCAGCAAATTATCCAAAAGAAAGCGCACAATCACTAGCAAACAAACTAATTTCTGTTGCGGAAGAAAGAAAAGATGCTGTAGCATTTATTTCTCCATATAGACTGGCATTTTTAAATGATTCTTCTGTAGGAACTGTAACAGTTAACTCTGCTGCCACCATTACAGATAATGTGATTAGTTTTTACTCACCTATAACATCTTCATCATATTCTGTATTTGATAGTGGTTATAAGTACATGTATGATAAGTTTGCGGATACATTTAGATACATTCCTTTAAATGGTGATGTTGCTGGAACATGTGCTAGAACTGATATTAACAACTTCCCATGGTTCTCACCTGCAGGAACAAACAGAGGTGCAATCTTAAACGCGGTAAAACTTGCATATAATCCTAATAAAACCCAAAGAGACAGATTGTATTCGAACAGAGTCAACTCTGTAATCTTTACTCCTGGATCTGGAATTGTTCTCTTTGGAGACAAGACTGGTCTTGCCAAGTCTTCTGCTTTTGATAGAATTAACGTTCGTAGATTGTTTATCTACTTGGAGAATGCTATTTCTGCTGCAGCAAAAGATCAATTGTTCGAATTTAACGATGAGACTACAAGATCAAACTTTGTAAACATTGTCGATCCTTTCCTTCGTGATGTTCAAGCTAAGAGAGGAATTCAAGATTTCAGAGTTATTTGCGATGAAACTAACAACACAGCAGCAATTATTGATAATAATGAGTTTGTTGCTGATATCTTCATCAAACCTTCCAGATCTATTAACTTTATTGGATTGACTTTCGTTGCCACCAGATCTGGTGTCTCGTTTGAAGAAATCATCGGAACCGTTTAATTTTAGAGGTATCTAACAATGGCATTAAGAACAATTTCAGATTTTAAAGCTAGACTAAAAGGTGGCGGTGCTAGACCGAATCTTTTTGAAGTTGAGTTAAATTTCCCTACAGCAGTTGGAGGTCTAACTGGAGCAAGTAATGATTTAGCAAACTTTCTTGTAAAGACTGCTGCTCTTCCTGCTTCTAACGTCACTCCTATAGATGTAGCATTTAGAGGCAGAATTCTAAAAATTGCTGGCGATAGGACTTTTGATACTTGGACGGTTACAGTTATTAATGACACAGATTTTGTAATTCGCCATGCTTTCGAAAATTGGATGAATTCTATTAATAACGTTGAAACTGCTCAGGGTTTAACCGAACCAGCTACATATTACTCTGATGCTTATGTTCATCAACTTGATCGTGACGGGCAAAGATTGAGATCTTATAGATTCCATGATGTTTTCCCAACTAATGTTTCCCAGATCGATCTTTCATACGATACAACTGATACAATCGAAGAATTCACTGTAGAACTTCAAGTTCAGTGGTGGGAAGCAATTAGAGGAACGGCACCTGGAGCAGGTGGTGATAACATCAACTAAATAGATAAGACGGTTTAATTTTATAAAATGGCAAAACTTTTTGGATTTTCTATTGACGATAATTCCAAAAAACCAGATTCTATAGTATCCCCCGTCCCCCAAACAAATGAGGACGGGGTTGATTATTATATTCAATCCGGATTTTATGGTCAATATGTAGATATTGAAGGCGTATATAGAACAGAATTCGATTTAATCAGAAGGTATCGTGAAATGGCACTTCACCCAGAGTGTGATGCTGCCATTGAAGACGTTGTAAATGAGGCAATTGTCAGTGATTTGTATGATTCTCCGGTTGAGATTGAGTTAACAAATGTAAATACCAGCGACAAATTAAAACAGAAAATTAGAGACGAATTTAGGTATATCAAAGAAGTAATGGACTTTGATAAGAAGTCCCATGAAATTTTTAGAAATTGGTACGTTGATGGAAGACTATATTATCTAAAAGTTATTGATATTAAAAGACCACAAGATGGCATTCAAGAGATCAGATATATTGATCCGATGAAGATTAAATTTGTTAGGGAAGAAAAGAAATCTAGCAAGAATAATCTAATTTCAGTAGAAAGGGCACAGGATATTAGAAAGAATATTTATCCCGAAATTGAAGAATATTATGTTTATACACCAAAACCAAATTATCCAACCGGAACTTTTTCTTCAGCAGGAAATACAAAAGGATCTATTAAAATTGCCAAAGATTCAATAACATATGTAACATCAGGTCTTTTTGATAGAAATAAAGGAACTTGTCTTTCATATCTTCATAAAGCAATTAAAGCACTCAATCAACTGCGTATGATTGAGGATTCTTTGGTAATTTATAGATTGTCTAGAGCCCCAGAACGTCGTATTTTCTATATTGACGTTGGTAACTTACCAAAAGTAAAGGCAGAACAATACCTTAAAGAGGTAATGTCTCGCTACAGAAATAAACTTGTTTATGATGCTAATACTGGTGAAGTTCGTGATGATCGTAAATTTATGAGTATGATGGAAGACTTTTGGCTTCCAAGAAGAGAAGGTGGTAGAGGAACGGAAATTACCACTCTTCCTGGTGGTCAAAATCTTGGAGAACTTTCTGATATTGAGTATTTCCAAAAGAAA